TGCAGCGACGCGACGGGCCAGCAGATCACCGTGGAGCCAGCCGCGATGCAGAAGGTCCTGGAAAAACATGTACGCGCCCACCTCGACGAACTCGCCGAGGTCCGGCCCGACTTCCGGTGAGAGAGAGGGCCGGTTTCGCGACAGCGAAATGCAAGGGTCCAGTGGACCCTTGCGAGGGCCGAACGCCCGGAGCGCAAGCGAAGGGCCAGGCCTGACGGACTTCGACGGCGCGGGCGAGATCCTGCGCGCCTGGGGCAACGGGCTGCGGCCAGACCCCGACCTGACCGTTTCGGAATGGGCGGACCGGCACCGGATGCTCTCCGGGCGCGCCTCGGCCGAACCGGGGCGGTATCGGACGGTGCGCACACCCTACATGCGCGAGATCATGGACCGGCTGTCGCCGGGCGATCCCACGCAGCGGATCGTGTTCATGAAGGCCGCGCAGGTCGGCGCGACCGAGGCGGGCAACAACTGGATCGGGTTCGCCATCCACCAGGCGCCGGGGCCGATGCTCGCGGTCCAGCCAACCGTGGAACTGGCCAAGCGCAACTCGCGGCAGCGGATCGATCCGCTGATCGACGAGAGCCCGGAACTGCGGGAGCGGGTGAAGCCCGCGCGCTCGCGCGACGCGGGCAATACGATGCTGTCCAAGGAGTTCGCCGGCGGCATCCTGATCATGACCGGAGCGAACTCGGCGGTCGGGCTGCGCTCGACGCCGGCCCGCTACATCTTCCTCGACGAGGTCGACGCCTATCCGGCCTCGGCCGACGAGGAAGGCGATCCGGTTACGCTGGCCGAGGCGCGGTCGCTCACCTTCGCGCATCGGCGCAAGGTGCTCTTGGTCTCGACGCCAACCATCCGGGGGTTGAGCCGGATCGAGCGGGAATACGAGGCATCCGACCAGCGGCGGTTCTTCGTGCCGTGCCCGCATTGCGGCGCGATGCAGTGGCTGAAGTTCGACCGGCTGCGCTGGCAGAAAGGCCGCCCGGAGACGGCCGAGTATCACTGCGAGGGCTGCGACACGCCCATCGCGGAGCATCACAAGACGGCGATGCTGGAAGCGGGCGAATGGCGGGCGACGGCCACCGCCGCCGATCCGACCACGGTCGGGTATCACCTCTCCGCACTCTATTCGCCGATCGGCTGGCTGAGCTGGGAGCGGATCGTGCGGGCTTGGGACGCGGCTCAGGGGTCGGACGAGGCGATCAAGGCGTTCCGCAACACCATCCTCGGCGAGACATGGGTCGAGACCGGAGAAGCGCCCGACTGGCAGCGGCTCTACGACCGTCGCGAGCGCTGGACCTCCGGCACCGTGCCTGCGGGCGGGCTGTTCCTGACCGCCGGGGCCGACGTCCAGAAGGATCGGATCGAAGTCGATATCTGGGCTTGGGGGCGTGGGCTCGAAAGCTGGCTCGTCGATCACGTCGTCATCGAGGGCGGGCCCGACCGGTATGACGCCTGGTCGGAGCTGACCGCGCTGCTCGATCGGTCCTGGCCGCACGAGCGGGGGGCGCATCTGCGGATCGCGCGACTCGCCATCGACACGGGCTACGAGGCCCCGGCGGTCTATTCCTGGTCGCGGGCGCAAGGCTTCGCGCAGGTGTCGCCGGTGAAGGGCGTCGAGGGGTTCAATCGCTCGAGCCCCGTGTCGGGCCCGACCTTCGTCGACGCGACCGAGGGCGGCAAACGCCTGCGGCGCGGGGCGCGGCTCTGGACCGTGGCGGTCTCGACCTTCAAGGCCGAGACCTACCGCTTCCTGCGACTGGCGCGCCCGACCGATGAGGACATGGCCGGCGGGGCGGCGTTCCCGCCCGGGTCGGTGCATCTGCCGCATTGGGTTGAGAACGAATGGCTGAAGCAGTTCGTGGCCGAGCAGCTGGTGACGGTGCGCACGAAACGCGGCTTCGCCCGGCTGGAATGGCAGAAGCTGCGCGAGCGCAACGAGGCGCTGGACTGCCGGGTCTATGCCCGCGCCGCCGCCTGGATCGCGGGCGCGGACCGCTGGCCCGACGAGAAATGGCGCGACCTCGAGGATCAGCTCGGGGCGGCCCCCACCGACACCGATCCCGCGGGGCAGATCAACCGGCCGGGACAGGCCCCGCAGGGCAAACGCCGCTCCGACTGGCTCGGGCGGCGCGGAGGATGGTTCTAGACATGACCGACTGGACGGAAACCGAGCTCTCGGCGTTGCGCCGCGCCTATGCCAGCGGCACGACCCGGGTCAGCTATGACGGCAAGTCGGTCGATTACGGCTCGGCCGAGGACCTGCTCGCCCGCATCCGCACCATCGAGCGCGCCATCGCGGGCGTCAGCCGACCGCTGCCGGTCGCCGGGCTGGCGGGCTTCTCGCGCGGAGATCGGTGATGTCGGCGACCTGGTTCGACCACGCCATCGCCACGGTGGCACCGCGCATGGCGGCGCGGCGCGTGCTGGCGCGTCAGGCATTCGAGACCCTGACGCGCGGCTACGACGGGGCCGCGCGCGGGCGGCGGACCGAGGGCTGGCGCGCGCCGGGATCCTCGGCCGATACCGAGATCGGCGTCGCCGGGGCGCTGCTGCGCGACCGGATGCGCGATCTGGTGCGCAACAACCCGCACGCGGCGAAGGCTGTGGCGGTGCTGGTCAACAACATCATCGGCGCGGGGATCATGCCGCGCGCCGCCAGCGGCGACGACAAGCTCGATCGGAAGGTCGATGCCCTGTTCGAACGCTGGACGGCGGAGTGCGATTCCGACGGCCAGCTCGACTTCTACGGGCTGCAGACGCTGATCTGCCGGGAGATGGTCGAGGCGGGCGAGGTGCTGGTGCGCCGCCGCCTGCGGCGCGCGAGCGATGGCCTGCCAGTGCCGCTGCAACTGCAGGTGCTGGAGGCCGACTTCCTCGACGCCACGAAATCCGGCGCCCTCGGCGCAGGACGTCTTGTGCAGGGGATCGAGTTCGACCCGGTCGGCAAGCGCCGCGCCTACTGGCTGCATGCCGAGCACCCGGGCGACGCCTATGGCGCATTACAGAATGGATTGCAGAGCCGCCCGGTCCCGGCCAGCGAGATCGCCCATGTCTACGAGAAGCAGCGCACGCAGGCGCGTGGCGTCCCCTGGGGCGCGCCGGTGATCCGCAGCTTGCGCGATCTCGACGATTACGAGGTGGCCGAACTGGTCCGCAAGAAGACCGAGGCCTGCGTCACCGCCATCGTCTTCGGTGACGACGAGGCCCAGCAGGGTATCGCGCCCTCGGTGGTCGACGCCGATGGCAACCGGGTCGAGCAGTTCGAGCCGGGGCTGATCGCCTATGCGCGCGGCGGCAAGGACATCCGCTTCAACCAGCCCTCAGCCACCGGCGGCTACGGCGAATACAAGCGCGCCAGCCTGCACACGATCTCGGCCGGGTTCCGGGTGCCTTACGAGTTGCTGACCGGCGATCTCAGCCAGGTCAACTATTCCTCGATCCGGGCCGGGCTCGTCGAGTTCCGCCGCCAGATCGATGCGGTGCAGTGGCAGCTCTTCATTCCGATGTTCTGCGCCCCGGTCTGGCGGTGGTTCACGGAAGCGGCATGGGCGGCGGGGCAGATCCCGTCGCCGAGCGTGCCGGTCGAATGGTCGCCGCCGAAGTTCGAGGCGGTCGATCCGCAGAAGGACGCGATGGCGAACCTGCTGTCGATCCGCTCGGGCACCATGACGCTGGCCGAGGTGATCGCGAAACAGGGCCGCAACCCCGACGCGGTGCTGGCCGAGATCGCCGCAACCAACGCCAAGCTCGACGCGCTGGGGCTGGTGCTCGACAGCGATCCGCGGCGCGTCACCAAGACCGGCAGCGCGCAGAGCAACGATGCGGCCGCCGATCCGACAAACGATCCGGCCGACGACGATCCGGCCGCCGACGCGGACAATGACCCGGCGCAGGCCGACCAACAGGACTGACCCTCATGGACACGATGATCGAACTGCCGGCCATGCGCCGGTCGGCGGAGCTTGCGCCGAACACGGCCGATGCCGACAGCCGCACCGTCGAGGTGGTCTGGTCGGCCGGGGCCCGCGTCCGGCGCGCGACCTTCTTCGGCGAGCCCTATGACGAGGAACTGAGCCTCGACCCCGCCCATGTCCGGCTCGACCGGCTGAACGCGGGGGCGCCGTTCCTGAAGGTGCACGAGCTCGACACGCTCGATGCGGTCATCGGCTCGGTCGTGCCGGGCTCGGCCCGGATCGAGAACGGCCGCGGCATCGCGCTGGTGCGGATCAGCGAGCGCGCCGATGTCGAGCCGATCTGGCGCGACATCCAGGCCGGGCATATCCGCGCGGTCTCCATCGGCTACCAGGTCCACCGCTTCGAGGTCTCGAAACCCGAAGCCGCCCGCGAACTCTGGCGCGCAGTGGACTGGACGCCGTTCGAGGTCTCCGCCGTCGCGGTCGGCGCCGACCCCGCCGCTGGCTTCCGCGCCCAGCATCCCCTTCATGACTGCGTCCTCCACCGCCGGGACGCCCCCACAGAGCAAGGAGCATCCCCGATGACCGACAAGACCCCGGCGAGCGACGCCGCCACCTCCGCCATCCCCCAGCCGACCGAGCCGGTCGAAACCGAGGACACCGCCATGACCGAGCCGAAACCGGCTGCGCCCGACCCGAAGGTCGCCGCAGTGGAAACCCGCACGCAGCCGAAACTTCAGAATACCGACGCCTCCGCCGCGCCCGACACCGAGGCTGTCGCGACCCGCGCCCGCGA